TCATCCATTCAGGTTTTAATATGCTTTGAAAAGCATTGAGAACCCCATTTATAAAGAAAAAAGTTACATAAATTATATCATTGTAAATCCTCTTTACAATATTTAAAAGCCTATTTCCAAAAGACGTCCAGTCGCCAGATAAAGCATCAAACAATAAGGCAAATGCTTCACCTATTACGCCAACTGTAAATTTTACAACATCAACTAAACCATACCAAACACCAGTATCTTTTAATACGCCTGATATTTGACTCCAATTTCTTATAACAGTAGCCGTAAATGCTACAATTATAAGTCCAGCAGCAACATAAGGTAGATAAATACCTTTAATTGCTGCAATCAATGGCCCCGACAAAGCAATAATACCTCCAATAGCAACCAAAAGCGGACCAGTAACTGCAACAAATCCGCCAACTGCAAAAATCGTTTTCTGAAACTCGACAGGCATTTCTTTAAAACTTTTCACCGCTCTATCAATATAACTCGATACGCTGTCAAGTATGCCAGTCAAATCAAACAACTTATCTGCTATATTCACCACTTCATAAGACCCAAGTTTGACGCTATCAATTACGTTTTCAAACGCAGTCTTAAAACCACCACTCACACGAGGTAGTTTTTCTAATTGGGTTACAATCTTGCCCAAAAATTCATCAGCCGTAATACCCAATTTTTGTATAGCTTCCGTGCTGGCAGTTCCAAACGCCGACTGCATCAGATCCCGAATCATCGGCAAGCGTTCGGCCAACTGATTAACCTCCTCAGCCGATATAATACCCTTACCTTTTATCTGTGCGAAAGCATTAGCAATACCAGCTAAATCTTCTTTGCCACGCCCCGAATAAATCAAAGCGTTGCCAAACTCCCTTACAGCTCTGTTAGATAAGTCGGCAGCATATTTTACACTTAAAAAATTGATTGTTGCTTTTCCTGCTTCCTCAATCCCAAGTCCAGGGAGTTTAGCAGTTTGTTTTATTTCATTGAGCGAAACCCCATAAACGTCCAATGCACGTTTGAGTTGATCAATGTCGCCATAAAATTTGGCAGCAGCTCCAGCCGCTATCGTAATAGGCAGCGTAAATGCAGAAGTAAGCGTTTGCCCAACGCCAGATATCCTGTCGCCAAGCCTACCAAAACCTTGTGCAAAGTTTCGGCTTATATTGTCAGTCTCTCGCATTGCACGAGCCAACTGTATATTTAATGATGCAGATAATCGACCAACCGAACCTGCCGCATTGTCCATCGAATTAACAAAGGCTCTTTCATTCGCTGTCAGTCTTATATTTGCCATCTTATTCTGTTATTAGTCCTGCCCTTATCGCCTTTTCTCGTCTTTGCTCGTCGGTCAATACAAGGGGTGGAGATTGTTTTTTATGTGCTGGTGGCGTGTCAATCATCGGCAAAAATATAAAGTCTTGCTCCTTAATTTCTCCGTTATCTTCACTACCCATCATATTTCCAATGATTGCATAAAGCTTCCGAAACGGCAACCAAGATTTTTGCTCTTTATAATAGTAGGCCTCAACTATTCGTCTATAATTATCGGGTCGCATCTCCCAAAAACCATCAGCATTTATATCAAGGCCAACCTCACAGGCTTCTTCTAAGATTTGCTCGAAAGGGCTTTTTCTAATATTTCGCTTGGGTTCATTCCCATGCTCTGTATTTTTTCCATCTGTCGGTGAAACTGTGATTGCTCGACCGACAAAATAAAACCCATCGTTTCCAATGCAAATTCATTTGCCTGCTCAAATCTTTCATCATCACAATCACTAATCCATTTACTACATTCCTCATAACTTAAATTTTCTAAAGTTGGATCAGCAATAACTAAACCGCAATAGATTAAAACTTTTATTTGTGTAAAAGGATTATCAATAGAAAAAAATGAATCTTTTTTTATATTTATTTTTTTCAAACCTGCTTTACCTGCAACATCAAGTGCTAATGAATCTACTTTTTTATTTTTTAAATTATCAAATTCACTCAACTTGTTTACCAAATAAAGATAAAACTCGCAGGTTTCCATTGAAAATTTTAGTGTACGCTCAGCACCTCCAATGTTGAGCGTACAAGTGTTTAGTTTAAAATTTCTCATTAAGCAGTTACTAAAGTATTAGTAGTAAAAGACTGAAACTCAAAACTTGCATCATACTTAGAATTGTCCGATACGCTGGCAGTCAATTTGAATGAAGATGCAAATGCAGTTCCAGTCAAAATACGATCACCAACAGTTTTGGTTTTAAATGCAATCGTGAGCAGCGTATTATTTAATATTGAATCAAGCATATCAAAATAGCCTACGTTTGTGGCCTCTTCAGCAGTGGTGTAAACGTATGCAAGGCCTTTTAAAGTACCTTTAATGGTTTTCTTCCCTGGTCTTGCTGTCTTAATATCTCCGCTACCTGCACAAAGTGTCGATAACATATCTGATGAAATATCTAATGAAATTTCGTCGGCACAAGCAACTGCTATTGTTCCAACAAAAATATCAATTTCAGTACCTAACATAGTTGGCTTTGGCATTGTGTTATTTGTTTATTGTAGTTTTAAAATCGTAACTTATATGAGCCAATCGGCTGTCTTTTTCTTTTTCACTTGCTCCCATTCCTGCAAAATCAATATTCACTACACTAATACCCGAAAGCACTCCACTAAATCTTTCTAAATCTGTTCTGATTAGATTTACTATCGTTCTTGCACTTGCATATCGTTCAGCAAAAACACTATACTGAATCGTAACCTCGTCCTGAATACAATGAGCAGTATAAATCGGCTCAATTGTTATTACCGTATATACAACATAAGGTTTTGCACCTCCCTGCGGAGCTTCATTTACATAAATCCTATCGGCCACCAAGCCAGTCAGCGTAGTATTCAATAATAATTTAGTTCTCAAAGCATCCTCTATCATTTTCCGTTCAATCGTTTATCAACTTCCTTCTGTATTTCCTGCGTATAAATTCTTTCTTGTTGCTCTCTGGTAGACGAATCTGCTCGCCTCATAAAAGGTCTTGCTCGCATATTCTCCGTTCCATATTCAAAATAATGAGCAATAAAACCCTTTAACGGTTTTCCATTCCCACCCCTTCCTTTCTTAAATCCCACAATTACCTGATACTCACCTAACTGTTTAAACTTAGTTTTTGCAACTCTCAAAGTCTTTGCAAATTCACCAGTTCGCTCGGGTGCAGTAACATCTAACCTTTGTTTTACTACATTGGCAGCCTTCTTTAAAGCAGCAATATGTATTTCTTCATTCACCGATATCGACATATTTCTAAGAGCCAACTCCAATCCTTCCAGACTTTCCTCACCCTCAACCCCAATATCAAATACAAATGCCATTATTTTTTAGTTGATTTAGTAACTTCTTTATCACTACCATCCGAATGATAAGTTTCTTGCTCTTCTGGCTTCTCAACTTCTTCACTCATCAAATTATTTAGTACCTTATTCACAAATAATCCACCAGCAATACCCTCAATCGCCTCGTGTTCAGGCAAATTATAAACCACACCTTTACAATGTGTACCAGTATTTTTTATAGCTAAAACTTCCATCATCGTTGTTGTCTTTGTTTGCAAACCAAAATCAAAAAATCATTCCTGCCCATTATCCGCACATTTTCTATGTCATATATAAAACCTTTGGCCACTTCTACCACTCTCATTTTTGATCTTGGCATCGTTTTATGTAAAGGATACCTAATCGTAAACTCCGTCATATCAGAAGATATTATTGTCATCGATTCTATATTCTCATGCTCTTTGTTCGTTATTTGCTTCCGCATGGCCCAAGTAGTATAATGTATTTCCCAACTCTGAGCGGCTATTTCTCCTGCAATTAGCGTTTCAACAGGCGATTCAATCGTAATTCTTACATCCAATTTACCAGAATCTATATTCATACTCGCATCATTTTATGTTTTCTCAAAATACTCTCTGCCACAGTCGAAAATTCCTTTTTACCATTATCACGGTTATTATACCATTCGCCCACCATCAATTGCATAGCAGTTTTGATATAATTAGGTACATTGGCCAGCTCGTAGCCACAGGTAACAGTCACCTTAACGGCATCCAAACGGTCTTGCACCATTGGCAATGTTCCTTTATACCTAATTAATACACCTTCGTTGCTATACTTAAACTTTTCATAATTAACCACATTTAAATCAATATAGGTTGTACCATTATAATACTGTACCGAATCAATACTTATACACGGATATTTATTTACATCAAAAGCACAAAAACCAGTAAAATTGAAAATAAATACCCCTTTTCTAATTACCTTGTTCAAATAGGCTTCAATCTCTCCCTCAGCAGCTAATATCAGCGATTCAACCAACCCATATTCCGGATGATTGACCGCATAGCCATCTATTCGGCACCATGTAAATGCTTGTTCAACACTTACAATCGTTCCAGCTACTCGAGAAACATCTACACCGCTTAAAAAAGGGATATCCATTTATTTTATTTTTTCAGCTAATCCGTATTTTATCCAATCTTGTGCTACTTCTTCAGGCACTTCCAATATTTCGTCTATTGTGAGGTGGTATTCACCACCTCCAAAAGACTGCAAAGCTTTTACTTTTACTTTTTTCATTATTATGCGTGTGTCAATTTCTTGATGGCAGCCGAATTAATGATTTTCGCATCTACCCTTTGGAAGTAGTTAAACGCCACCTGATCAGAACCTTTAAAAAGTTCATCAGTACGAACCAAACGAGGCTGATTTACAGTACGAACAATATATTTAGAGAAGTCACCAGCAATCACCGAAGTAGCACCAGTTGCAATACTCGCCATGTCGTCGTTTATTACAAACGGCACATTAAAGATAGTGTCTGGAGCTCCGCCCGATACACCCATATTAAAAATAATTCTATAAATCGTAGATAGTCTTCTTGTTGACCCGCACTCCGCTGTT